ACAGACCCAACGGTCATTTTGCAACGCCAAATCAAAACGCCACCAGCACCCTGTGTTGCTTCGATAGTGTGGCTGAGAACCTCGACAGGCTCGTCCATCTCAAGCTCTGAGTATTGCACCCGAATAACATGGAGCCCCTCGCCCATGGGGAAACGGGCCTTGATACCGACAAGATTGGTCACCAGCGTCCCGGTCCAGCGCCGGTTCAGGCGGCCCATCTTGATTTTCATCAGACGCCGCATCTGAGCATGGGAAGGGACCATATCAGCCTCCATGCTCTCGGCCTTCTCGGCATGGGTTAAGAGAGCCTCGGTATTTTCCCAGGCTTCAGCTTCTGTGTCCTGGTAGTCGTGGTCCGCGCTGAGAAAAGTTCCCTTGAGGACGTTGAAGCCGTCCATGGCATTGTCGCCATCCTGCACTTCTAGCGAAAAGATATCATCATCCGTCAAAGTGAAATCTGGCGCCCGGTACTGCCCGCCCATGACAGAAACCTTGCCATCGGCATCCTGATAAACCTGCGCATCACAAGTCATAGCCATGCGTTCCAGAACCGCTTTAGGGGATTCTGTCAGGGCATGCGCCCCCCAGAGACGATAGCGCGGCTCGGCACCGCCAGTCTTGAGCGGCACCGCTTCGTCGCAGAGATCTGCAAAGGCTGCGAAAGAAGCGGCGTTGATCCGTTCTTTCGGAATTGCGTAACCGTCCGGGCAAGAGAAATAGTCATAGACGCACAGCCCAGCATTGTCGTGATATCCGCTGACATTGCTGCGAACATCCAGGACGGCAACGCCTTTGGCTTCGACCTGAACCTGTGTGTTGTGCCCACCGGGAAAGGCCTTGTTGAATTGCACCCCACTCGGAGCGGTAAACTGGGCCAGCAACGTTGCCTGATTGGCAAGGCGGTGATCGGCAGTCCACAGATCCGGGAAAGCGGTTTGTAACAGGTCATAGTCACCGCCATCTGCAGAGCCGTCTCGATACTCGACATAGACGTATCCAGACCCTTGACCGCTGGCAGCGCGCCATCCCGCCCCCTCTGGTGCGAGGTTGATCACCCGTCCCCCAAACCAAACCGCAAGGCGCTCAGTTAAGGCGCCATGGTTTAAGAGCAAGACCATGTAGAGCTTGCCGTCTAGGGATTCCCAAAAGGCCCGCGTACCGCCAAGCAAGCCCCGGCCATAGAGGCGCGTCCTCGGCCCCGCCTCCTGACTGATCGTTGCCTGGAGATCCTGCCGAGGAACCTGTGGCTTGGGCGCAAGCGCTCGCGAAATCAGGGAGACTGCGGCAGCGGCAATAGACCGGACAACAAACGAGCCGATTGCCGCCGCCGCTGCCGCGCCCACTCCAACGGAAACCAAGACGGAGGCAACGAATAAGGAGATTGCTGAAAAGAGCGCCATTTACCGCCTCCAGGCCAATTCAACAGGCAGGTAGCCCCTGCGCTTTAAAAGGATTGCCTCGCGCCCAGGAACGGGCCGGGTGGATAATCTGATGACCTTGCAGCCTTGGGTCTGCGCCCAGACCTCAAATGCTTTCAGCAAATCGAGACCGTTCCCATCGGGTGCATACCAGCCCAATTCCTGCGCGTGCTGTGCGCCATCAAAATATGAATTCACCACCTCGCCAGCGATGAACCCGTTAGCGGATAGCGCCACAAACCCCGAAGGACTAACCATCAGCTGCGCGGCTTTGGCTCCGATCGAGGCGGGGCAAGGCTCAACCACAACATTCAGGACTTCAGCCAGCTCCAGAGATAGGCGCACCACCTGGGAGATGTCGGCGCCGTCGCGCGCCTCTCTTAGACCGTCCATATTGGGGAGTAGTTCATATAGATTGGCATCCGCTCACAGCCCTTATCATCGGGATGCCGGCGCTTTTGGTCGGCGTCAGTCCACCGGCCATTCGCGGGCGCGTTACGGCGCACAAAAACCCCTTCTGCCGTCAGCTCGATATATCGGGACATCTTGCCGTCCTCATTGCGCGCGGCTTTGTATGTCAGCTGATCCATCCAGCCGGAATAGAGCGTGAAAGCCGGGCCCAAAGGTTGCCAGGGTTGCCCGGCATCTGGAAACACCTCGAAAAACTGCATGCTGACCGTCACAGCCCGACCATAAACCCGCTTGGCAGACTGCCTTGCCAAGAGCTGCATTTCCTTGGTGGCGCTGGCGATCTTGAAAGTCGCCTGATCAGCTGAAGGTTTGTAACTCATTGGCAAGCCAGACACCGAAATCAGATCACCGATGCCCTGCCAGGTGCGCCCGCTCGTCCGGAGATCTCCCCAGCCTGTCCACCAATTCTTTGGTGCATCGAGAAAGTCCATATGCACCAGATAATCGGCGCTGATGTTGCCGTTGCGCAGCTTCTCATTCGGGACAGCAAGCAATTCGTCCCTGGTCATGAGCTGCCCTCGACGGCTTCGATGAACTGGACATCGATATTCTGCATCCGGGCAAAGTTCAGATCGACAGCGCCCTGTTCGTCAGCAGCTAAACGCATCCGGCAAACTGGACGCGCGATCTCCAGCGCTGATCCCGCTGCCCAGTCCCGGCGCAACAGGGGGCGAATGTGAACCTGCTCCACCCCGGCACCCTCCCCAATAACATGGCGCACCTGGTGCAGATTGCCGCCTATGCTGAACAGCTGACCGGGCCTCAAGCCCAAAGCGTCTGGATATTCAACATGAATGATCCCATCCCGAAGGCTGGCATCTGATTGAAGGCGCACGTGCACCGCCTCCGGCGCTGCGAACTGCCCATGATCAAGCAGCCCCAATGTGTCGAGATCTCCGCCGAGACCTGACAAGATGGCAGGCTGAGCGCTGATAGGCCGCCCTCGCGCATCACGCGCGCGCCATTTCAATTTGGCCGGCACATCAACGGTGCCGATGGCCCCTTGCATCTGGGCAAGAAAGGCCTCCCAGGCGAGATGCGCCTCTTCTCGATGCGGAATGTGAAAGGTGACTGACGCGCGCCAATGAGCTGAATTGCTGGAAGCAATGCTCTCCGCACCAGACAGGCCGAAACCAGCGGCGGCTGATTGGCCCATCAGCGTGAACCGCGTTGCCTTTTGCGGCACATTTGGCAGCTGATAGTTTGGCAGGTTTGTCATCAGTTTCTCTTCTCAAAATCCTCTACGATCATGGGAACCTCCTGGCGCACCTGGTTCATGCCCGCAGTAACACCCTGCGTGACCAGATCCTTGACGTGCTGATCCCCGTTGGCCCCCTCAACATTGATCGTCATTTTCAGATGGCTGGTGCTGGAGCCGCCACCTGCCCTGACCATCCTGGCGTTTTTGGGGGAAATGACCTCTCCCGCTTCCAGAATGGCCGGCACTTCGCCGGGACGCAGGCCCGCAATTCCGCCTTGATGGTAGCGCGGCGCACTGGCCCATGTTGACGCAGGAAACGCGCGACCATGGCCATAGCCATCCTGACCGGCAATGCCGCCAGAATGCAGAATGCCGGGAATGATCGCGCCACCGAACAAACCGCCCTTTGACCCGCTTGCTGAGCCACTTTTTGTTCCGCTGGATGACCAATCCTTCGACCCACCAAAAAGACTACCACCCCAGCCAAGCAGGTCTTTCAGCGGCCCCTCATTAAAAATGATCGCCTGCAGAGCGGCTCTCTTGAAGGCATCTGCAACGTCATCAAGAACGCCCGACAGACTTTCACCGCTGACAGCAGCATCCAGGAGGCCCTCTTTCAGATCGTTCTGTCGATCCTCAAAGAACTGGCTGGTTTGTGACGCCTCTTCATATTTCTGGGTCAGCTTTCCAACGGACTCGGCTCGCGCGTCGATTTGCTCGCGCAGAGTTTCGCCGTTCGCTCCAGAAACCGCATCCAGATCCAGGCCGCGCTTGCGCGCTTCGTTCAGCAGCTCCTGCTTCAGGGTGTAGGCCGCAATCTCAGAACGGGTTTTGCCGATCATCTCAATCTGCTGCTGCAGCTTTTCGGTGGCCTTATCTGAGCTTTCGAAGAATGGGGTGGTTTTGCCGCCACCTCCTCGCTTTGAGCTACGCGAGCCTTCATTCAGCCGGGCGATTTCTTCAGCCTGCCTGATGTACTCCGCACGCTGCTGATTGTATGTGGCAAGCTCTCCAGAAGTTGCCCCGTCCTGCAGTGGTTCACTTGCCCGGTCAAACTCTAGACCGGCCAGCGCACCGGCCCGCGCGACAGGGTTTTCCCGATGCTCGTAGCGAATTTGCGCCGCCTCAAGAGCCTGCGACCCTGAAGTACGAAGTGCGGTTAAGGCATTATGTGCAGCACGGATCTCATCAACCAGATCGCGCGCACCTTTTGACAGATCAACAGAGCTGAAATCAACGGCAGCAGCCTCCAAATCCTCCAGAAGAGCCGCGTTCTTAAGTAGCGCCCCTTCAGCAAGCCGCAAGTTCGCCAAATACCCCTCATCTAACTCACCACCGAGACTTCCAACCAGAGACAGGATCTCGCCTATGCCGCTTGCCGCCTGGTCGAATTTATCTGCCCTTAGTGCCTCATCTACAAGGGCAGTAAGTTCTCGAATCCGAACAACATCTTTTTCATCTCCGGACATTTGCGCCACGAGAGATGGCGCTTGCTGCAGGTTCCCTTGCAGCAGGGCAAGCTCTTCCCTCATCTCGGTCAGAATGGTCTTCTGAGCCGCGTCTGGGAATGCGGCCTGCTGCAGGGTCTGTTCCAGCAATCCGATCTCACGCTTCAGCTCGGCAACCTCCTCGCCAGAACCTTCGAGTAAAGCGCCTGCAATGGGGCCAATATTGTCGCCAATGGCCTCTTTCAGGCTGAGGCCATCCCCCAGCTTTTCCAAGGCAACATTGACATCATCCACCGCCTTCGAAACATCGATCCTAGCGGCGGCAATAAGGTAGCCCTGAACCTGCTCAGTAGCTTTCCCATAAATCTCGGTGATCTTGTCAAAATCCCCCTCCGCCAAATCCACCGCAGATCGAGCCGCAGAGAGAGAATGCTCCGCTTTATCAAGAGCGTCGGCAAAGGTTTTGATCTTTTCCGAAGAATCCTCGGCCTCGTTTCCGGTTGCAAGCATCATGCCCGCAATCGGAAAGCCAATAGCCGCAACAGTGCCAAGCAAAGGCGCAAGGACGCCTAAAGGACCATTCAGAGCGGAAAACCCGCCGAGAATCTGTGGAAGCTGCTGACCCATAATCCGCATCGGGTTAGTGTTGGCCTCCCATTGTACGGCCATATCGCCAACCTGGTTGGCTGTATTACCGATGAGAAAACGCGCCCGGTTAGAGACATTCAGAAATCCAGCCTGTGCGACCCCTGCAGACTTGGTGGCTGCAGCGTTGGTATTCGCTGCAGACGCTACATCCAGATACTTGGCCTTGGCCTGCCCCAGCAGGTCATTGGCTTGGGCCTGGGTGATCGATCCGGCTTGAACAGCAATCTTAAGTTGATCCTGGACAGTATCATATTGGCGGGATGCCCGCACTGCAGGGTCGATCCGCTGCGCCAGCCGGTCATAGGCGCGCGCCTGGTCACCAACAAAACGCTCGATCTGCTTGGCGGATTGGGGATTGGCCTTATTGAAGGCCGCCTGCACCTGTGCCGAGGTCGCGCCGGAGGTGCGGATTACATCCTTCATCGCCGTGTTGAACTGGCGCTGATTGGCCACAATCGGGATAACCAGTGCGCCGTTATCGCTGCTCATTGCTAAAACCCTTCAATTCCCATGCGCTCCAGATCTTCATCTTCAAGGTCAGCGCCCTGGTCTTTGTTCTTGATGCCGTTGACCTGTTTGAAGGCTTCCCAAGCGGCCAAAAACGGCCATAGCTCCTGGGCATCGACCTCAGACGGGGAAAGCCCCATTACTCCGCCGATGGCGTAGAAGTTGGCGAAGTTCCATCGGCCAGGCTTTCCCCCTTGGCCTTTTCCGGCTGGTCACCCTTGGGCTCATCGGGGTTGCCCATCAATCGCTGCGTCAGGGCTGCAGAGGCGGTCATGGCCAGGTGGAGATCGTTCCCATCTTCATTGGCAACACGCATGACAGTTGCACGGGCTTCTTCTTCATCCATGCCTGCCCCCATCAGTCCGAGGGTCAGGGTGGAAAGGACGTCATCGATCCGCCAGGTGCCGGAGTTAAGACGGTTCAGGACTTCGCCGGGTCCGCTATTTGTTTCATCTTGGAGAGCCCGAAGCTCTCCAAGACCAAATTTGAACTGATGAGATCCACCGATCCAGATCACGCGACGGCTCATGCCTTGGCGATCGGGGTTGGGGTGCCATCGAATTCAAGGTCGATTTCAGCGGTGACTTTCTTGCCCTTGGAGCGCGAGTTGTTCAGGCTTTTGAGAAACGCTGGCCCTTCTTCATATTCTGTCGCCCCCACAGCGGCATTCAGATTGCCCAAACGGACTTTCTTCGTGGTACCGGAGTAGAACCAATCTATGAGCATTTTATGGGATTGCTGCGCCCAAACACCCGAACCCTGGGCGGCCACGGTAATCGAACGGGCTTCGCTTACTTTGTCAAACGGCGCGCTCTCATCGTCGCAATCGGGGATCTCATCGGTATCCAGCTCAAGAGACCGGCTCACCGTGATATCCTTCAGCCCGCAGATGCGCGCCCAGGTATCGGGGGCTGTTTCGACCTCCAATACCATCTCCTCAAATTTTTCTGTGACAGCCTTAGCCATTCTCAATCTCCTTTGTCGCATTTCCCTTGCGGGTTGGTTTCACTTCAGTTGCCGCCCCAGCGCTGACAGCTGCGTCAATAAATTCGCGCGGGAAGGTCTGGGAATCCGGAGATGGTCTAGCCGACCATCCCGCGTTTTTGGTGCGCGAGCTATAGTGAAACTCGCGCTGAAAGATTGCTTTTGCCATGTCACACCTTTTTCAGCGCGGCCTTTATCTCGCGCCGCATGCGGGCAAGAATGGCCTTCTTCTTGGCCCTGTAGGCCGGGTAAAAATATGGTTTTGCGCGGGCGCCAGGGTGCGGCGTCCCTTTGCCTTTAGTCAGATCTCCCTGCCCTGCCTTGGTCCCGCCACCCTTGGTGACGTTGTGCGGCGCAGTGCCGAACTCGACCCAGCGCGCAACTGCGGGGATGTCGAGGCCAGCCCCTGCATGGATCGTGATCTGCTTTTCATCTGAGCCGAGGCTATCCACTGCCAGAGAGCCCTCTGGGGCCTCGCCCCACGTCCAGTCGATACTGGCTTGCAAATCGCCCTGGTCCACAGACACCAGCGATTTCATCAGCGCGACGAGATCCTTTGCCGCCGCCTCCATGGCTTTGGTGGTTGCCCGGTCGATTGCTCTGGTTGCAGCCGCGAGCCGAGCTTCAAGCCCGCGCATCAGGGGGCATGATCTTCGACATAGGCCGTCACTTGAATCACCCCGTGGCCGGTCTTTTTGTCGCTATCGAGAAAGGACTGAGCAAGTACTACGCTCACCTCTGAAACTGCATAGGGTTCCGCTATCTCCAGATCCGCCCCATGCAGGGCCTTGGTGACCAGCCCAACCATTCGCTTAGTTTCGGCCAGACTACCTCCCTGCTTCGACCAACAATCGATCTGCAGGGTTTCCTCTTGCCCTTCCAGGTCATCAGCGCTCTCTGGGGCAAAGGAGCTGGGGCCGAGGGTCACATATGGCGACGCGAACCCACCATGTGCATTTTGGCTGATATCCCCTCCGGTGATCTCCGACAGAGCCGCATTGCCCTTGAGGGCATTGATCACGGCCAATTGCAGCGCTTCTGATGCACTCATGAGGTGGCCCCGCTTTCCACGACCAGAAAGATCCAGCGGCGATCGGTGATCGCGTCAACTTCCCGAATATTGTACTCGATGCCAGGGAAATCGCCTTCCTGGGGGCCTCGGCGCAGATCTCGCATGCGCCAATCCGCCTGAACGGATCGCGCAGCTGCGCATTGGCGAATGCGGATCTTGAAGATCGAACGTCCCTCCAATCGAGCAGCGTCAATTACTTCTGACCCCCGCGAATAGATGAATTCAGCATGGCAGGAGTACCCGAAAACCCAGGTCGTCACTTCACCACCTGCCCCATCGGGAACGCCATTCCTTTGGTCGAAGGCCACCTTCTCCGGAAGTCGGATATTCTTTCGACGGCTCAAACTCGCGTCCACCGAAAAGGAGCCGTCAAATCCAAAACCGACTGGGGCAGGCCTCCGGCACCACTTCGGTCGTCGTGCAAATGGGTCACCAGCTGCATCATCGCAACCTTCAGACCCCAGGGCACATCAGCCGATGCACCATAGCCTGCGGTGAAAGCCAGCTTTATTGAGCTATCGGCCTCGACCCCTGGCGCCTCGAATGCACTCTTGAACCGGATCCGAGTGCCTAAAGATACCGGGCTGATGAGGTATTCCGTGTCGGCAACAGCTGAGGTAACTCCCGCTGAGTTGGTGTATTCGATAGCAACAGCGGAAACATCAGGCACCGGCAGCAGCCACTCGCGGTCAAAGCAGCTTTTCTCGACCTGCCAGGTCTGATTGACAATGCACCGCCCCAAGTGCCCCCGAAAACCGTCCAGAAGACCACAGGCCGCATGGATGTAGCCGTCAATCAGCAGGTCATCATCGTCATAATCGACAACGGCATGCTTTTTGCACAAAACTGCCGAAACCGGCAATTCCGCCGGGGGCACTGTGAGGATGGGGCGGAACATACTGCCTATTCCTCGGCAGGTTTGCCGTAGGCAGAGGGATCGAGACCGCGCTTTTCGGCCTCTTCAGGCGTCATACTCCGGCGCCCATTATGGGCAGGCACCTTCTCGAGCTGTTCCTCTTGTTTTTCTTTCTGATTGGCCATGTCCATAGTCTCCAGTATCGCCCAACCCTGATGAAACAGGGTCAGGTCAGGTTTCAGTTTGGGTTTAATTTATGCGTGGCGCAGAACGCGCAGGCCGCGGGGATCATCAACGGCACCGCCAACGCGCTTGGTGGTGTAGAACAACACCTTGGGCTTGGCGGTGAAAGGGTCACGCAGAACACGGACGCCTTTACGATCCATGATCAGATAGCCGCGTTTGAAGTTGCCAAAGCCGATGGACAGAGCGCCTGTAGCCATATCGGGCATATCAGGCAGTTCAGTCAGCGGATAAGCCAGCAGCATGGACGGTTCACCAGCCTGCGTGGAAGGCTGCCAAAGCTGGCGACCATCACCATCGCGCAGCTTGCGAATTTTGCCGATGCTTTTGCGGTTCATGACGAAACGCGCCCCAGCCGAATAGGATGAGGGGATATCATAGATCATATCCAGCAATTCATCCTCGGTAACAGCAGCCATGCCAGCTGCTGGCAGGACACCAACTGCTCCCAGCGGGTTCTTCGCAGCATTTACGCCGCCTGTTGCAAAGCTCAGGAAGCCTGACGGTTTGTTGCTGCCGTTGCCCGCTACAAACGCCGCCCCTTCCTGCTCGGCGAATTCTGTATCGACCTCGCCAGCCAGCCAGGCCTCCAGGTCAATCTCAGAGTCGTCCAGCATCTGCTGAGTTGCGCCGGGGTTCGCGTAGATTTCACCGTTGCCCAGAGTGAATGCAACCAGATTGGGTGTTGCGGTTTCTGGGCGCGCATCGGTTTCACCCACCCAGCCTGAACCAGTTCCCCCCTGATTGATCAGCTTGGTGAAGCCCGACTTTCCGACTTTGCGGACTTCTGCGATCTGCCGCATCGGGGAGATCTCCACCAAGCGATCAACAATGGTACGATCCCATTCCACCGGTGCCAGGTAACCGCCTTCGCTGTCGGTGCCCTTGTTCAGCGAAGCCTGCACATCACCCTTGCGCATATGTGCCTTGAAGGATGCGCTATACTCCGGATCCCGCTCAGCCTCCGGACCGCCCGCCATTTCCAGAGCCGCCATTTTGGCATTGGCCTGATCAACAGCGGCCTGCAGGTCAGAAACGCTGCTGTTGATGCGCTCCATCTTCTCTGTGGTGATTACATCGTCAAACTTGGCGCTGACTTCTTTGTCTTTCTCCGCCTGCGTATCTTTGAAGGACTGCCAGTCCTTCTGCAGCGCGGCCAAGATCTGGTTTACGTCACCGGACGCGTCTGCGCGCACGGCAATGATCCCGCGCGCTTTGGCGGGTACTTTATGCACTTCCATGATGCATTCTCCTGATTTTAGAGTTGGAAAAGGCCCTTTGTGAGGGCTGCAATTTCGCCAGCGTCGAGCGTGACGGCTGGGGCAGCGTCTTGCATGCCCCCTTTTGCATCGGCCAGAAGCGCACGGCGTTCCGACCTCGGCATTCCTGTTTTGGCAAGCTGGGCATCCAGGCGACGGGTGGCATTCGCCCCTTTGGCTGCCTCAGCTTTGGTTTTGTCTTCAGTCACCGCATCGGCAGGCAGAAATCCGTCAGCCAAACCAACCTCAACGGCCAGTTCGCCGTTGAACCAGGTTTCGCTGTCCATCCACTCGGCGGCCTTGGACTTTTGAGCGCCAGATCGATCCGCGTACAGCCCGGCCATTGCAGTATCAAAGGGCTCCATGGTCTCAGCTGCGTCACGCAGATCATGCCGGTTGCCAAGCGCGACAACCCAGGCATTGTGAACCATCAGGAACCCGGCCTTACCGATCTGGATCTCATCGCCAGCCATTGCGATCACAGAGGCAGCAGAAGCGGCCAGCCCCAAAATCCGGACCGTAACCTTGTGTGGATGCGCGCGAAGCATATTGTAGATCGCCACCCCCTCAAAGAAGTCGCCTCCCGGGCTGTTGATCTCAACAACTACTTCCTGGGCGCCGATAGAACGTAGAGCAGCGCCAATACGCTTTGACGTTACTCCGCTCCCTGTCCAATAGTCTTCGCCGATGACATCCAGAATGGAGATGGTGTTTTCATCGCTGTCCTTCGCTGAAACTCCTGCGTTCCAGCGTTCCAGAGCCTCAGCATCAGCTTCAAAGGCACAGACTGAAGGCAGCCGCTCGGCCTGAATTTCCGGCAAGTTACGAAGGCTCATTTTGCGCTCCTTTTCCGAGCAAACCAGGGGGCGGCGGGGGCGCCTCCTGCAATGTTTCCAGGTCGAATGAATCCCGCACTTCACTCCAGAGCATCCATGGCTGGTGCCCACCGGCCCCCAGGGCCTTGGCAAAGAACTCGGCCTGATCCTTCATTGACCCCCGCAGCAAACCGCCGGGATTGAATTTGGCCTCATAGATCTCGGTTTCTGCCTCCGTCAGCAGATCCCGCTCGATGGCCTGCTGCCAGGCTTCAAACCAGGGGTTCAACCCGTAGCGCACAAACAGCTGGCCCAGGACATCAATGCCCGAGCCCCAAGAGGTATCATCCACAGCTAATAGCGGGCGTGGCACCCCAAAGGGGCGGGCCACCTCTTCGATCTGGTGTTTGCGGTTCTCAATGGCCTGGCTGTCTTTGCTCGTCTGGGAAGAAGGCTGCAGCTCCATACCCTCTTCGAGGACTTTCCAGCGGTGTGCATTCTCGGCCCCGGCATCTTCATTCATGCTCGCCTTCAGGCGTTCATAGGCTTCAGTTGACAGCTTGCCGGGGTGCTTCAACGCACCGCCAACGATCATACCATTTCGAAACAGGCGCGCCGCTGCTTTTTCGGTCTGCTGGGCCAAGCCAATGGCTTCTGCCGCCTGCTTCACCAGAGAGAGCCCGTGGATCCCATCATCAGAGAGTCCGTAACGAAGATGGAACACCTCATTCTGCGGAAGGATCAAAGGGCCCTTCGTCCCACGATCATACCGATACTCCAGGCTCCAGTCCGGGCGCTGCACAATGGTGACCTTGGCCGGGTCCATCGGGATGAGGTGCAGGATCTTTCGCCCACTCATGATCTTGCGCGCAAATGACCCGCCATGGGTCAAGGCGCGCTGCTCCATCAGGGACCGGAATTCAAAGGCTGTCTGCCACGGGTTTGGGCGCCGGTGCAGCAGACGAAACAGCGGATGATCCGTCGCATTCCCTTTGCCGTCTTTGCGCTTCAGGTGAAGCGGCAGCATTCCGATAGAGAAAGAAATCAGCGAGACACACCGGATCACTGTCGTGTTTCTCATCGCGGATTTGACTGTCACCGTCGCGCCGCTCTCAGTCTGGCTGCCGCCACCGTTGCGGATGAATTCATAGAGAGCCGGGTCATCCAGACCTGTAAAGGCTGCAGCCTCGCCCGCCATCGCCTGCACTACAGGTTTAGATGTCGCCTGCGGCTCCCCGCGGCGGAAGATGTTCAAGATGCTCATTCACACCTTCCTCAAATTGTTAGAACGCCGCGCTCTTCATAGACGCTCGGCCCGTCTTCTTTGACCTTCACGCCCTCAGAGGCGCCGGTGGCCATCGCCAGGGCAATCATTCCATCCATCCGGCCACGCTGGCGGGATTTGTCGAACATCTGATTGCCGATTGCGTCCGTCTTGATAACCGTGTTGGCCGCGCAGTATTGCGTTAGCCGGTTGGTCTGAATGACGATTTCCTTGGTTAAAACCTTGTCGGTGAGCCGGGTGATCGAATGAGGCATGCAGAGATTGCGCTCCCCGAATGCTACCTTGGTGCCCTGCGAGTGCCTGACAACTTTCAAACCATCGCCATCAGGCTCGTCTGGCCCCTCATAAACCCATACTGCCAAGCCAATCTTTTCGCAGGCATCCCGGAATTTCTCCCAGAAAGATGGGTCCACGGTCAGGCTGTCCACGTCATACTTGGCCACTAGATCAGCGATCCTCGCCGCCACGAACTCATAGTCCACTACCGCAGACTGTGTGACCTCCAATTCCCCTTTGGCGACATAGACCTTGTAAGGAATGCGATCCAAAGCAGATCGTCGCTCCAGCCCGGCAGGTGTGGTCCAATAGTCTACCCTGGCCAGTAACTGATCATCCTGCCCTTTCCACACCGCGCCAAGAGCCGTTAGATCGTTTTTCTCAGACAGATCAAGAGACAAGAAGCACTTCTTTCCCTCAAAATCCTCGTCTTTGATATCCTTGATGCAGTCCCGCCAAGCGGCCTCATCGACCCAGAACCCACTGGAGCCGACAGGAATGCCAAAATACAACCGCGAGACTGTGAGGCGTTTGCCCTCATCGTTCTTGCCGCGATTGACGACGCCACGTACGTTTTCATAGTCGAAAGTAACGCCCAGGGCGGGCATCGCTTTGATCCAGCAGCTTTCATCTGCAAATGGATCATCGTCATCATCCACCCTCGCGATATAGGCAAAGGCCTCATCATCCTCAAAGATGCCCTCCAGCAGGCGCTGGTAGTATTCCGATTGCTCGGTGCCGACGATCTGGTCAATCGCCGGGGTGTTGGTGCCCAGGATCATGAAGGCGGATCCGGATTTCTTGGCGACACCAGCGGCCCAGAGTTCAATCGGCTTGTCCGTCGTAAACTCGTGAACCTCATCGGCAATCACGCAGTCAGGCCTCGGCCCCGACAAGCTATCCGTCGTGGCCTTTGCCTCAAAGAACGAAGAGCTTTCCGTAAACTCAATCCGCCAAGCGTTCTCTCCCTTGCCGGAAATGAAAACATCGCCACGCTCTTCCAGACTCTCACCCAGATCGGGGATGTCTGCCCTGCAAAGCGCCGCACCATCTTTGAAAGGTATCTTTGCTTGGTCCAGCTTAGATGCAATGGCATAGCATTGCGCCCGCTGAATTCCCAAAAATCCACAAACGTAGATCGAAATGCCGCCCATCAGTGGCGATTTGGCCTGTCCCTTGCCTGTCTCCAGCCAGAGATTGCGAAACCGAAGGCGTCCAGCCTTGTGCCAGCCAAACAGCGAACCAACCACGAAGGTGTGCCAATCCAGCAAATCAAAGGGCTCACCCGCCTTCGGCCCATCCGTGATGGTGAACATGGCTGGAAAGAACTCTATTGCCTCCTGGGCAGCCTCCGCATCGAAATAGATACCGCGCGCGGCACCGGTTTCCAGATCCGCGAAGTGGCGTTCACATGCCAGGCGCACGTACTTTCCCGCAACGATCTCCCCATCCAAAACCCGGCGTGCATATTCACTAGTTGGATCCAAGCCGGTCAAGGTACTTGCTTGCCTTTGTTTTCTTTGCAGGGGGAGCAATGCCCGCTGAACCTTTGTCGACAATCAGACCAAGAGCCGTTTCCAATTTGAGGATCTGGTCCTTTACCTTTTGCAAGGCAGACCATTTGAAGTTGAAGACATCCCCCCCGTTTGGTCCCTTCTTGACTGCCCCCTCAGCGGCAACATCTGGTGCCAAGAACTCATACTCCACTCTTTCTCGAACCAGCCGATCAACAATCCTCTTTCGCTGATCGGTCAGCTGGCCCCGCGCCTCCAAATCAGAGAAAAGTGCCTTCCATTCTCGATCAGCTGCCTTTGCCCGCGCCGCGCCATCGTCCATGGCCTCATAGAGTTTGCTGTAGACAGGTTTCTTCATTTTTGGGGCTGACCCCTACCCCCCCTTGAAAAGTGGTCTCTGTGAGAATGATCCTCAGCAGCGGGTGAACAGGCCCGGCGAATGTGGCACTTTTGCCACCCCCTCCCCTTGAGCGCGCTGGCCACGCCGATGCCGTTCTAGGTGGTTGGAAAGATGGTTGCGCCATCCAGCGCCACAAAGCGGCACTTGGCCTTCTCCGAGGCTATCCAGTCGGCGCCACGGTAAGTCCATTGACGCATGCTACGGGCCTTGTCCTCAATACGTCGGCATTCTCGGTCATGGCAGTCACGGCAGAGCGCCCATAGGTTCGCTGGGTCATAGACTAGATCCGGGCGCAGGTCGTATGGTTTCTTGTGGTCGATCACAGCTGCTGCCTTGTGGTGCCGACCAGTACGCAGCAAGGCGCCGCACATCTGACAGGTCCATAAGTCACGTTGCAGGATTACCGGGCGTAGCTTGCGCCACTCTGTGGTTTCGTGGACTGAAGCCATCAACATCCATCTTTAGGATCGCAAGCCGGAACAGCTTCCACTCCCTAAGCTTGTAGCGAGGATCGCGACTGTCTGAAATGTCCTTGAATTGCTTACGCATTTGCACAAAGTTCGACGGCTAGTTTGGCGTGACCGCGTGAATCTTGTCCTGCTCCGTCGCGTCGTCACCCAAAGCCCTGTGCCTGTTCGCATCAGCTAAATTTTGGCCAAGGGACCCCCAAGAAAGATGCGACGGGTTCACGCAGGAAAGATGTCCATTCCCGCATAGGTGCCTTGCCACCTCCTCTTCTGATTTAGGCGCGCCATGAGTCAGTAAGGCCATGTATCGTGATGCTGCGATCTGCCGACCACAGAAACTAACCTTTGCAGGAACTCCTGGCTTTGCACCCGGTACAAGCAGACACTCACAGCCAGAAAAGTGGCGATACTCATGCACAAACTCTTTGATCGAGACCGGGCAAAACTGACCCATGATGTGGTCACGTGGGTGCCGATACCCGTTCTTCTTCGGGCCACGGGCTCTCTTCCGTTTCGTCCCAGGGGAGTTTTTTCTCAACCAAGCAGAAGTTTCAGCCTTAAGGCGATCTAGATCTTTGGTGTTCATTGGGGCTCCGGACACATTGAAACCTGCACGATGCGCGGTGTCCATTTTTGGACTGAAGCACATCTTTGCCTTGTCTCTCGCAAAGCGAAATCAAGGTTGGAGGCTTATCTACGCACCAAGGCGCTACTCACCACAAAACCTAGCTATCAAACATTTCTGAAACGCGCAAGGTTACAGGTCAACCATCACGCCAACAGAACACACACCCGCCATGACCGGAGTAGAAGCAATTCCACCCTCGATCCTGCACACCCAAAGTGCAGGATCGAGCTATTCCATCAGGTTGGCAGCGCGGATTTCAGAGACTGCAAAGCAAGTTCAAGGGCCTCCCTGTGACCCGTCTGGAAATCCATGTCCAAAGAGTCGGCCAGCATCCATTCGATCTGAGCCAACGCGCCACCAGTAGTTTGGGCGGCGCAAGACGAAAGGCTTTCCTCAACCGACTTGGAGTGCTCCCAAAGGGCTGCCTCTTCTTGGCTACCCTCTACAGACAGGCGCCACTCCTCGCGAAGTCTCCGCCACCGGTCGAACCATTCAGAGTGCGGGTCTCGGATAACAGCCGCTGTAGCGATGCTAGCACCAAGTGCAGGGATGGTGAGAGAGCCTGCAAGGAAGTTCCGGCGCTTCATGATGTCACCTCCTTTGCGACACCAGGGATTAACTTCGCCAATCTGGTCAATCCCTTGGCCGTCACGCGGACCTGTTCAGTTACCCTTTCGCTGCCATCGGCCCGCAGAACTGTTGTCGTCTTATGCTCCAGCAAGCCTGCATTGCATTTGGATTGAAAACCCAGCCAGCTTGCCCCACCAGCGCGCTTGTACGTCCAGCCATTCTGGCTCAACCAGCCAAACGCATCCTTGGGGCGGATACCCAGATTCTTGGCAACCTCGGTGATGGTCAGACTGCCATCGGCGCCAGCAATGCGATCCAACGCCTCGACATCCTCACGCATGCCCGCCATTTCCTTGGCCTGGGCCCTCATTGTAGCATCCGCTTCGACCAAGGCTGCCGCCATGAGCTGGGGACCGGAAAGCATCGCGGGTTGAGATTGGCTCTCCAATTCCTCAAGCCGCTTCACCACCTTGTAGCGCAGATCGGCGCGATAGCCGGTGATCAAGGTGACCGTCAGGTCTTTGGGCAGCTCAAAGCAATGATAGGTGTTTCCTTGCGCTGTCTCATACGCTCCTGAAAAATCAGGAGCGTTCAGACCAAGGTCTTTCAGCATCTTTTTGATGTCGGTCATGACGTTGTCGTGACGCTTCTCACATAGGTCAGCAATTTCACGGCTGGACATGGTTAGCAGCACATCATTGAAACCGCCTGTGATTGGTGTTATCTTTCCCATCGAAAGACCTTTCCTACTAGTTTGGGTTTTCATTCAAAGCCATCGAGGTTGCACCCTCGGTGGCTTTACTTTTGTGCAGCAGACCCCTGGGATTGCTGCGCCGACCGAACAGCCCGGATCAGCTCAGCATTCTTGCTAGTGCAGTTCTTCTGTGCCTCGTCGGACAAATACCTATCTACATCTTCAGGCAAGCAAGCGGTCCAACGCGTTCTTTTCACTTTAATCATGTGAGCTCTCCATTAATGACACACCGTGTGTCACCATGTGTGTGTCATACGTGTGGCATTGCGGTCAATCAGAAAGTGGGGCATTCGTGCGGCATGGCACGTGATGATCTACATTTCCGACTCAGAATCCCCGAAGACCTAAAACTTCGGGTCGAAAAAGCTGCGAAAGACAATCACCGCAGCATGACTGCGGAGATCGTGGCCACGCTTGAGGAAAGGTACCCTCAACCTGAGCCAATTACTGACTATGAATTTTTAGCTTACTTGGCTGAGCACTTGGTTGAGTTGGTTGAACTTCGAGCTTCTGGGGCCGCAACTCCAGAAGAGTGCGATGAATATGACGCTATCCTTAGGCTTCTGAAAAAAATGGGGGTCACCATCCAATCCGAAGAAGAGGTTGGTGAAGACGGTAAATTCGATGTCAGACTTTCACTTCCAGGCGGCGCCGAATTCCCTGCTGTCCCCGCACCACACCAAAGCGAACCAGAGCCAACCGAACCAGATCTAGATCTAGATCTAGAACCACGTGGCCCAAGCATGACCTAAGTTGTCAGTAGCCACCTACTTAAGTTCCCAGGAGATGGCGCAACATTTGCCTTTCCCTCATGTACTCATT